ATGGTCAAGTGATGCCGGAATGGGTAGTCAAGAAAATATTAGAATTTTTTATGAGATCCCTTCAACAAACACTGAAAAAGATAAAAAAAGAAAAGCAGATGTTAATATAGGTGTTGAATTACTAGTAAAAAAATTTAGATTCAAAAATATTGTAAATGGTAATAATGGAACATTAATTAGACCTGTTAATGATGGATTATTAGAATCAACTGAAGACGATGGTGTAGTTAGAGTTGATGAAGCTGTTATCCAATCACAAGTTCAAAAAGTAAGAGGTGTTCTTGGTAAACCTTCTTCAACTAGTTTAAGAGGAAATGCGGAAATAGCTGTTTGGAAATTTAAAGATGGATCATATATTGAAGTAGATGACAGAGAAACTAGAATTTATTATATGGATAAGAATAGAGGTGTTATTGATGTATACCTAACTGCTAATAAAATGAAAACAGCACTATTTCAAAGTGGATTATTAGAATCAACTGAAGATTTGATGGAATAATTGATAAAGAAGATTAAGAAATATAATAAAAGAAGACATGGTATACAAACCAAATTTGATATAAAGGAATCGAGAAATCGGTTCCTTTTTTAGTTTAATCTTAGTTTAAACTTATTTAGATATAATACATTATGAATAAATCTAAAATAAAGGAAAGATATGGAATTATTTGAAAGTGCATGGAAAGATGGATTTAAATTCTTTAAAAGAGAATTTAATAAAGAGACAAAAAAATCTTCAAAAGTAGAAATAAAAACAAAATACGAATGGTATATTCCTCTATCAACAGGAAAGTATGAATTTATTTTAGATCCTACGATTAAATTAGAAAAGATAGAATCATTTGATGTGAGGAGAGGTAGAGATGAGTATGGTTTTCTTGATCCTATATATAAGAATATAAGAGAAAATCATTGGAATAAAGATTTATATAATCAAAATCCCCATATTTGGTATCTAGATATAGAAACTAGATCTGGTCAGGTGAGTAAAGGGTTTCCTGTTCCCGAAAAGGCTGCTGAACAAGTTTCACTTATTCAGATATTTGATAATTATAATGAAACAATGTTTATTATAGGTTTAAAAGATTGGAAACATGAAAATGATTTTGAATTTAATTATAAAGTAAAGTATTTAAAATGCACAGATGAGGTTCATTTATTTAAAGTATTTTTTGAATTATTTAAAAGACTGGATCCTTTGATTGTTTATGCTTGGAATGGATCCAGATTCGATTTTCCATATTTAATGAATAGAAGTACAAAATTAGGTTTCGAGTTGAAAAACTTCTCTAATTATGGTAATTCTTATATAACAGAAAAAGAATTTAATGGAAACATAGAGTTTAAAATAAAAATCGATGGCCATTTTTTCTTGGATCTTATGGATGTTTATAAAACATTTGTATATAAAGCAAGATCTTCATATTCATTAGATAATATTTCACAACTCGAGCTTGGAAAAACAAAAATACAACATACAGAGTATGCTGCTTTTGATGATTTCTATACTGGAAAATATATTATTCCACTGAAACCAACAGATGAGCAAAAAAACTCAAAAATTTATAATGAAGCAATAAATGGAAATTGGGATGAAGTAAAAGAATTAGCACATAGTGAGTTTGTTTACTATGGTGCAACAGATACATATCTTATCAAGATGATAGATGATAAATTAAAATTTACTTCTCTGTTAACTATGATTGCTGATAAAATGGGAGTATTGATTTCTGATACTATGAGTACAGTTAAACCGTGGACACATTTTATTGGTAATAGAGCTATTCAGAATAATAAAGTTATGCCACCAAGAAAAGAAAGAGACGATTCACCTCATATAGTTGGTGGTTATGTAAGAGACCCACAAATCGGAAAACAGAAATGGGTTATTTCAGCCGATGTTAATTCAATGTATCCTCTTTTAGGAATGGTTGGTTTTAATAATTCACCAGAAACTTTTGTTGCTATCAATAAACTAGAACCTGATTTAAGAGATATAATTTTAACATATTTTAATGACCAAGATGAGGCAAGAAGATTTGAGATTCCTGAAGATAAATGGTTATTAACTGAGGAATTATTGAAAAAATATAACTTATCACTAGGAATAAATGGTGCATTGTTTACAAGAGACTTTAAAGGAATGATTCCAGAATTAGTTCAAGAGATATATGACACCAGAAAAGATTTTAAAAAGATAATGTTTAAATATCAGCAACAAAAGGTTCTAATTAATGAAATATTAAAAGAAAAGATAGTATAATTGCAAAAGGAATTAATAATGAATTTAAAAAATGTACTTGAATATGATGAAAATGAATTAAGAAATCTTAATATAGAGTCACTTAATAAACTTCTTAAAGAGGCTGAAATGATGGAATCATTATATGAGGTAAAACAATTAGTTAATAAGAGGTTAATGAATGCTTTATATGGAGCTTTAGGAAATGCAGCATTTCCATTATTCAATGAAAAAATGGCAGCTGCTATCACAGGAAACGGAAGATTCTTTATTAGGAACCTTTCTAATTTTATAGAGAACCGTTTACAGTCTTTAAAACCATCTAAAATACCATATATTATCTACAACGATACTGATTCCGTGTACTATCATATTGAACCTTTTATGAATATATATATTGAAAAAAACCCACATTTGGAAATTGGACAGTATGTTGATTGGGCTGATAAATTTGAAAAAAAAGTAATTCAACCAGTAATCGTTGAAGCTATAGATGATTTTGCAAAAAAACTAAATGCATTCAATAAAAAATCAATTTGGGCAGAAAGAGAAATTATTTCAGATAGTGCTGTTTTTGTTTCTAAAAAGAAATATTTTGCAAGAGTTAGAGATGCAGAAGGAACAAGATTTCCTGATAATGATCCATATATTAAAGTAATGGGATTAGAGTTAGTTAAAAGTTCAACACCAAAATGGTCACAAAAAAGACTTAAACAGTCAATTCCTGTATTCCTAGATAAAACAGAAAGTGAAGCTAAAGATTGGCTTAAAGAAATAAAAAAAGAATTTTTATCTGCAGATTTAATAGACCTTTCAAGTGTATCCAGTGTATCTAAGATGGATTATAATTTAGGAGATAAAGGAATACCAATTGGTTCTAGAGCAGCATTAATTCATAATAAATATGTTGAAAAAAATAATCTAACTTCAAAATTTGAAACTATAAAATCTGGTGATAAAACAAAGAGATTATTCTTAGTTAAAGGTAACCCATTTAATTCAAATATTGTTGCTTTTACAAATGACCAGTTCATTGAAGAAGTTAAAGATTATATTGATTATGATGAGATTTTTTTAAAGAATTTTTTAAATCCTTTGGAAATTATGGCTAAATCACTTAAATGGAATTTATTAAATGAAACAGAAAACTTATTAGAGGAATGGTAAAATGGAATTAGAAAAATTACAAGAATCGAGACAGAAAAACTATGGTTCTTTTGGAGACCAGATAAAATTAGTAGAAGAAGTTATTAACTTATTAAAAAAAAGAAATATTCAGGTAAATGGTACTCTTGAATTTCCTCCAGGATTTGAAGTTGCATTATTTTATATGGTAACAAAATTAGTAAGATTAGCAGCATCACCATCACACGATGACAGTGCATTAGATCTAAGTTCTTATGCAAACTTATGGTACAAAGAAATAATTGAAAATTCAGATAATGGTGTAATTAATAATTTTTAAGTAAAAATATAATATAATAAAGAAAAAAAGGAAAGATATGAAATTATTTGATTTAAGAACAGGTTTGAAAGAATTAAGGAAAAACCTTTATTATAATGGGTCTCCAATTAAAACTGCAAAATGGCAAGGTATTGAAAACCCACCCGAATTTCATGAGATAATACATGCATCTATTAAAATAGAAATGTCACAATCTAAGGAAGATGCTGCTGAGCTCTGTAATCCTAAGTTACCTTGGGCAGATGAACATTTTGAGGAAAGAGTTTCTGGAGAACCATTAAATCCACCACCAAGTCATAAAAATTGGTTAAGAGGAAATGAGGAATATATGAGCGGTGAGAGTAATAAATTCTCTCATTCATATCCAGAAAGATTCTGGTCAAAAACTTTACATTCCGGTATCAGATTTCCAATCGGTGATCTTAATGATATTGTAACAATCTTAAAAGATGATATGTATTCTAGACAGGCTTATTTACCTATATATTTTCCTGAAGATTTAGGCGCTAGTGTTTTAGGTGAAAGAATACCTTGCACACTAGGTTATCAATTTATAGTGAGAGATGGAAAATTAGATGTTTTTTATCCAATGAGAAGTTGTGATGTTCTAAGACATTTACACAATGATTTATATATGGCAAATAGATTGGCTATTTTTGTAAAAGAAAAAGCACAATTAGATGTTAAAATCGGAACATTACATTTTGTTGCTACATCATTACACTGTTTTACAAATGACAAGAATCCACTTTTGAAATCAATTAGCTGATAAGTAATTTAAACTTAGATTAAACATAACTTGATATAATATAAAAAATTAACAGAAAAGGAATAATATGAAAGAATTTGAAGAAGTACGGGAATGGAAAGAAATCAGAGGTATTGGTGCTGAAAATGGTTTATCTTTAGATAAAAGATTACAGTCACAATTCCAAAGGGTTCAACAAGAAGTTACTGAAATACACGAAGCAATTGTTCTTGAGGATTGGGATGAATTTATAGATGCAATCGGTGACAGTATTGTAACATTAATTAATATTGCAGGTATCAAAGGATTAAAAGCTGAAGATTGTCTAGCTAAGGCATTTAGTGTAATTAAGCTCAGAAAGGGGCTCATAAGACCATCAGGAGATTTTGTAAGATATGGTAAATTATCACAAGAGCAAAAAGAAGTTTGTGACATAAAACAAGGTAATCCAGGAAGCGAGTATTTTTTAGAATCAGATATTGAAAAATTAAGTCCAATTAACTTTAAAGAATAAAGAAATTTAAATTCTTTAGTCTCTTTAAACGTAGTTTAAACTTATTATGATATAATATATTATCTAAAAAATACAAAATAAAGGAAAGAAATGGAATATTTGAAACTTATAAATGAGCAAAAAGAACAAAAAGAACAAAAACATTTTTTTAGTGCAATTGACTTAACAGCTATTAAAGAAGAAAAAGAAAAAGAAATTGAATCAATGATGGTGCATCCAATGACTAAAGAAGAAGCACATTATTTATGGAATATCAAAAATCTAATTGAAAAGAAAGAAAAATTTTTAGAAGCTGTTAAACGATTTTCTTTTATGAAAAATGAATATATTATTAAAAGAGCAATTTATAGTAAAACTCTAACTGAAGTTGATACTTTAATCTCAAATTTTTTATTAAAAACAGAAGAATCATGCAAAGCAAAAAACATTAGAACTTTAACTAAACTTAAATTGATAACTATAGAAGAATAATAGTTTAATAATAAAAATGATATAATAGTATATATAAAATAAAGGAAAGAAATGATTTTTGACAGTACAAAATCAGTATGGGAACAACGTTATAAACCTCAAAATATCAATGATTTAATTATTCCTGAAGACATTAAAAATAAATTATTGAAATATACACAAACACAGGATATTCCAAATATAGGGTTATTTAGTTCTAATCCTGGTACCGGTAAATCATCAACTGCTTTTGCCATTATTAAAGAAATTAATGGTGAAGCATTATGGATTAATGCATCTATGGAAAAGGGTATTGATGTACTTAGAGGTAAAATCCAAAAATTTGCATCATCTGGTTCTTTTGATGATAATATTAAAATTGTTGTTATGGATGAATTTGACCACTTTTCAAAAGATGGACAGGCAGCATTTCGTGGTTTTATTGATGAGTTTTCTCAGAACTGTAGGTTCATTTTTACAGGTAATTATAAAGAAAAAATTATTGAACCATTATTAGATCGACTTGAAGTTTATGATTTTAATTCTTTTAGTAAAGAAGTAATGGTTAAACCTATATTTGAAAGACTTAGATGGATTTTAGATAATGAAAAAGTACAATATAATCCTAAAGATTTAGTACCTATTATCAATACTTATTATCCAAGAGTGAGAAGTATGGTTGTTGCATTACAAAAATTTAGCAAAGATGGTGAATTTATTATTAATGAGCATGATCTTGATGATATAAATATATTTGATAAAATAATGCAAGTAGTTAGTTTAAATACTTTTACTGATATGATTGTTGAAGTAAATAAATTAAATGCTCCAGATAATATGTACACATTCTTATATAATAATGCTGCTAAGTATTTTAAACCGGAGATGTATCCACAGATGGTTCTTATTATAGCTAAATACCAGCATATGGCCAGTTCTGTGAGAGATAAAAACTTAAATCTAGCAGCTGCACTTACAGAGTTGATACGTTTACGTAGTTGATTGATATATAAAAATAAAAGGAATAAAATGGAATATATTATATTTTACTTTATAGTAGGATTTGTTTTCTTAATTGGTAATACAATAGTTGGTGGATATTTTGGAAAAAATTATACATTAGAAGATATTAAAGATAGTATCCTTTGGCCGTTATCATTTAGTATATTATTAGGATTAGTTATAAGAATCTTAATTGACAAATATAAAACTTATAAAATTAAACCGAAAATTAAAGGAAAATAATGGAACATAGATTAATAATTAGTCATTCTCCAGATGAATTAACAATTGATGATGCGATTATGACATCTGTTGATGTTAGAGATGGATATGTTTTTAACATTACAGATATTACTATTAAAGGTGAATCATTTAAAAAATTCATTGAAGATGTTGAAACATTATATGGTGGATTAGAATGTTTCGATTACTCAATTAGTAAAACAAATATCTTTAAAAAATACAAATCGAGTGAAATTAGAATATATGCAAGAGGTAATTCAATAGAATTAATTGTTTCTATTTCTTGTCTAAGTGAAGAGATATCTAATGAAATCTGGAAAATCTTTACAAAATATAATGAAGATAATTCTGATGTAACTTTATATTTTCAATCATTCTATATTAATAATGGACAATTAGAAGAAACAACTAAAATTATTAAAGATGAGACGTTAAATTATATATCAGACTCATATTATCCTTATATTGAAACTGATACTATGTTTGACCAGTTTTTTACAGGTGATGAGAATATATTAATTGTAGTTGGTAACCCAGGTTTAGGTAAATCAAAAATGAGCTCTTTAATGCTGAAATATGCATTTAAGAATACTGATAAATTACCTTACGATAAAATTTTAGAAAATTCAGCTCTTGATGAGCAATTCATTTCTGTAATATATGTTAAGAGTACTGATGTATTATCAAATGATAAATTCTGGAGAACACTTAGTTCAAATAAAGTTGATGTTGTTATACTAGATGACCTTGATTATATGTTAACTAAAAGAGATTCAGAAGTTATGACATCAGAAGATCAAGTTAAAAATAATTTCTTAAATCAATTTTTATCTTTTACAGATGGTGTTGAGAAAAATAAAACTAAATTTTTCATTACAACAAATCAAAATTATGATGAGATAGATACAGCACTTTTAAGAAAGGGTAGATTATTTGATATTCTTGAACTTAGAAAATTAAGTTTATCAGAATCAGAAGTAATTTGGTTGGAAAATGATTTAGATATAAATGAATTTAACACATTATTCACAACACATGAGGTATTACCAGCTGATCTTGGTTCAGAAATTAATAAAAGATTAAATAAAAGAATTAAATTTTCTACTAAATCATATCTTAAAGAAGATGGTATTTCAAAAATTAAAAAAGCTGGAAGAAATAAAAAAATAGGTTTATGATGTTTAGAATAACATATAAAGGAAATAAAGGATGGATATAATGTTATGTTATTGCTGTTACAAAGATAAAGATATAAATGAATTTGGTGTTCATAAAAGATCTAAATCATTAAAACATTTCTGTAAAGAATGTTATAATACTTACTCACAGAAAGAAAGAAAGAAAAGACAAATTGATTATATCTTTGATTTAATGGTGAATATAACAAACAACAATTAGAAATAACTGAGTTTTAAAAGAATATTTTATTAAAAAATCACTTAATTATTTCTGAATTTAATCTTAGTTTAAACTTAACTTGATATAATACATTTATAAAAAATCAAAAGGAAGTTAAAATGAATAAAATTCAAATCACAAAATCTGTTAAAACACCACAAGTTAAAATCATAGGTGAATATGTTTCAATTATTAAAGGTTCTTTTAAAAATGGTAATACAAGATTCGCAAAAGCTAAAATTGTTCAAATATCAACTTTAGGTGTATATTGTGATAATGATGAGTTTTATAATTGGGATTTATTTTAATAAAAAGGATTAAATATGTTTAAAACAATTTTATCAACATTAGACAAAAATAAAACACCACCAGAATTAGATATTGATAAAATTCCATCTTATATATTTTGTAGATGGTTGGCTGGTTCACCTCAAACAATAATGGCAGCAAATCAAATTAATAATTTTCATAATGAAATACCAATGATAAATCAATATAATATGGTAAAATCAGCTTTTGCTGGTAAAATTAAATATATAGCTTATCCAAAAAATATACAAGAAGATATAAGAAAAAATGTACAGTATTTAGCTGAGTATTTTAAAATATCAGAGGAAAAAGCAAAAGATTACCTTGAAGTAATATCTGATAAAGAACTGAATATGATTATAAATATGTATACAGAATATGAATTAAAAGGGAATAAATGAATACTGAATTAATCGTTTTCACTCACAATGATTTAGATGCGCTCGGTTGTATGTTAAATATCGAATATAGAATGCCATCAATACATAAAAAGTATTTTTATACAAATTACAACAATATATCAAAGAAAGTTGATGAAATTGAAGAATATATAAAGGACAGAACGGATATTCATATATTAATACCTGATGTATCATTTAGTACTGGTAAAGATGAATTAAGAAGATTATATAATTTGGGTAAATGTACGGTTATCGATCACCATCTATATCCAGATGAATTTTGGGACGAATTTCCAAATATGAAAGTAATTCATTCAACTGAAAAATCAGCAACATTACTATGTAATGAATATTTTGGCAACACTGGTAAAAATATTAATCTTGATAAACTTACTGCTTTAATTGATATATATGATTTATGGAAAATTAAAAATCCTCATTTTAATTCAGCGCAGGATTTAAATGAATATTTTTGGAAATACGATATAGAGTATTTGTGTAATGAAATTATTCAAAATGAATATAAATTACCAAAAAATTTTTTATCTCTTATAGATACTATTCATACAAATTACAATGCTGCATTAGAAAAATTTGAAAAGAGAAATCTTATTCATAGATCTGGTGAATTAACTATCTGTTTCGTTGATGAATGGTTTAACCAAATACTCATTAAAGAAATGAAAGAAGGTAAAAATTTTGTAATTTGTGCAAATAGTCGTGGGATTATAAAAATAAGAATAAATGAATCTGCTCCATATTCAGTAGACGTGAAAAATAAAATAAGAATAGATTTAATAGGAACATCTTATATTGGTCATATGAACGCATTTTCTTATAAAATGAAAAATCCTATATCATTCGATAATTTAATGGAAGAAATAGAAAAAGTAGTGAAAATAATAAAGGAAAATTGTAATGAGTGAGAATTCAAACATTGAAGCTGTTAGAGCTGTTGAAGTTAACGGAATTGGTTATTTTAAACCACAAGTTTACTTATTAAATCAAAGTGGTTTAGGTGTAGCTGAACTTGCTGCAAGAACTTGCTATGATAGTTTTGAAAATTCAGAAAACGATTGTATAAGAGA